AGAAATAGGTACCCTTAAAAGCAGGGTCTCCGTTTACGCGTGCAGGTTCAAGATTTGTATCATAAAAATAAGTATTCGGTTGGTCAGGTGCAGCCGTTGGATTCGTACTTTTAATGTAATCTTGCATAAACTTCGCATGATCCACTTCTTGCTGTTTGTAATACGCTTGTTTTTCTTCCGATGTAAGAGATTGTTCAGGAACATTGTAATTATACCCAAGTAAAAATTGTTTTTCTTGTGGTGAAACGGTATTTGGGTTGTCATTTAGTTTTGCTTGAATAAAATCCCGTTTATACTTCTGGTACGCAGGGTCCATGTTCTTTTCTTCAGCGGTCATTTGCGACCAGTCAGGTTTTTGTTGTGCTTGTTGTTGTTGCTTTTGTTGTGTAAAATCCGTTTTGGATGTGTCATTTTGACCGTCCGTTGCATTGTCAAAAATCGAATACGAACTTGTAGACGTAGAGGACTTTGCAGGCGAGGAAGGGTCGGTAAACTTCCTCACCGTTGCATCGTCAATTTTATTTCTTACTCGAGCGTCTGCAAGTGGTTGATAGTCTAATGCATTCACGTTTGGGTCGTCATAATTTTGAATTCCTGCATCTTGCATTTTACGACGACGTACATAATCGTCTACTGCACTTCTCCAACTCGCCATGTAAAAGCCCCCTTTTTAGTCGTTAAAACTTTCTATCGTTCATATATTGTTGGTAAGAACTAAACTGCTGACTTGGTAATTTACCAGGATTTAAACGGTTAAACATTTGTTGTTCAAATGTCGGCGTTTGGTTATAACCTGCAATTTTATCGGCATACTTATCTGTAATCGGTCCTTGTCCTAAAGCTAATTTATTCGCGTTTTGAGCCCCTGAAGCGGAAGTTGTCGAATTTGTTGATTTTGTACTGGAAGAAGGTGAATATGAACTATATCCTCCGCTGTAACTTGGCTTCGATGCTGCAAGTTTTGCTTCCAATTGATACTTAAGGTTTTGCATATCAATGTCATGTTGGCGATTTGCGGCATCATTTTGTTTTTGATATTCAAGTTTCGATTTATCTAAACCGAATTGGTCGAGGTTCAATTTATCTTTTCGCAATTGTTCAAGTAAATCTTGATATTTTGAATCTTTATTTCGAATATAGTCCGCATACGCCTGATTTAGGTTCGATGTTTGATTATTAAGCTGCTGCTCGTAATCACTTCTGGAATTGTTTCGAGAAGTCGTCAAATCGTTCGTTTCTTGTTGTGATTCAATGCCGCGTTGGAAATCCAAATTAGAAAGTCCTAAATTGTATTTATCCTGTGCATTGAGCCAGTTTGTATTGTTTGTTGCATTCGTTTGAGCCAATTGATTCATTAAGGACGTTTGATTTTGTCCGTAATTTTTCTGAATGTTTTGTCTTACATTATCTAATATTGTGGAATTGTACAATCCCCTTGCTGCCATGTTTTCTAAATTATTTGCTTCTTGTTGTGTAGCATCATTTTTCAGAGAACCTAAATTTTTTGTGTATTCATTTTGTGCTTGCGAAGCTGCAAGATCATAATTTCGCTTTGCTTCATTTACGCCCGTTTGAAGGTCGGTAATCGCGGAAGCGTACTTTAACGCCATGTCGTTTTTCACTTTATCCGATATTTGCGAATCACTCATTAATTGGTCAATTTTTGATTTGTAAAAGTCAATTTGTTGATTGGCCTGGTTTTTCGCCGCATCATAAATACCCTTTGCGTAGTTTTCAGCTTGATTTCCTAAGTTATCAAGAGTAGGAAGTGCATATGGGTCATTAGAAGCAGGTGTTGCTTGTGTCGGCGTAGCTGCCTGTTGTCCACTCCCTGCATTTCCTAAAAGTGCCCCCCATGTTTGTTGCCCGACAATTCCGTCCACTGAAAGGCCATGTGAAGCCTGATAATTCCGAACCGCCGCTTGTGTTTGTGGTCCGAAAATTCCGTCTGCGGTAATGCCTAATTTTTGTTGCAATAGTTTCACCGAATCCCCGTTCGAACCAACACGCACCATAGGTTGAGCACTTGCAACGGGTCCATTTGCTACGACTTGTTGTGTAGCGGTTGTTGTTGGTTGACCAGGTGCAACTTGTGGTGTCGTAGGAATAGTAGAGCTATATTTAGGCGTGTCAAAGGTTTGCACGGTACTTGTTGGTGTAGTTAAGGCATGCATTTGCGGTTGTTGCGTGTTGAGTGCATGAACCATTCCTGGATTTACTTGCGGTTGAACGGTTAATGCGTGCATTTGCGGGTTTTGTCCGATAGGTGCTTTCGGTGTAATTTGTGGAAGTGAACGTTGATAATTAGGCATCACTTGTGCCGCAACTTGCATTTTATCGCCCGTTGTACCTGTATTAAATTTTGCTTGAAGTGTTTTTGCATAATTGGCAGAGTTCATTCCGCCGTCTTGAAAAGTTGCCATTTTATCACTCCTCTTTACATAATATTATACAAATAATACTAATTAGAAGGGGGCTGTTGCCCCCGAACATTAGTCTGAAACGCGAATTGCACTAAACTGTGTATAGGTTGGATCTTTTGAAATGGTTGCATTTCCTGTACCACCCTCATAACGGAACTTTACATACATTTTCTCGCCTGCTGCAAGTTTAATGTGTTTTTGAGCGTGTTGTAGGAAAAAGGCTTGTCCACCATGCCAGTTAATCATAATTCCATAGGACGTTTCCGCTCCACCAACTGCAACTTTAATAATTTCATAACGAATCGAGCCTGCTGCCGTAGAAGATACAAGCATTCCGACATTGACTGAATAAACGCCGCCAGCAGCTGATACAAATACTTTATTAGTTGCATCCCATTCTGATTTATTATCATATGCAACGGTATCAAAGTTTGCTTTTACCGAAGTGGAAGAAGTCGCAACCGTTTGATCTAACGACATGGTAACTTCAAATCCCGAAGGCTTTTTATACGCTGCCAACTCTTGCAGAGCCGTTTCAACGTTTGTTGCTGTAATGATATTTCCAGCATCAGAGATTGGCACCTGTGAAGCTGCATAAATGCTCGCAGAACCCCAAGCAACGCCACTCCAACGTTTTAAAACATATGGAAGGGCTGATGTATCAAGCCATAAATCATTTGCAACGGGTGAAGAAGGTGCAACGGAAGCAATAGTGATCGGTTTTTGTGCCCCAACATCTGTATACGTTGTAGCAGAACAATTTAACCATTGAGCCCCGTCATATTTCTTTAAACGATTCGGCACAACCGAAGTATCCAGCCACAAATCATTAACGGCTGCATTTGAAGGTTGAACCGTGGATTTTGTCATTGCCTTTTCTGCGTTGATATCTGATGCAACAACAGGTGTACAAAGTATCCAACTTCCGCCATCCCATTTTTTAAGTTTGTGAGGAAATACAGAAGTATCCAGCCACAAATCATTTAAAACAGGGCTTGCTGGTCCTGAACTTGCTTTTGTGATTCCTTTTTCTTTTGTGGAAATACTGGTGTTAATTCCGTCAATCGTGGTTTGCAAGTTGGTAATTGCCGATATCGGGTGAGAATCCGCCGCATCACGGCTTGTTAGTTCATTGTGGGTCATGGCTGGTAGTGCTCCCGCTATTTTTTGGGGAATTCCAAGAGTTGAATAAAGCCACAATGATTTTTCTGCAAGAGCAACAATAACCGAACCTGCTTTTGTTGGGTCGGCAGGTGCCGAAGTGATCGTTGCTTCATTGTCTGCATAATCGAGCCAATTGCTTGATACAAAGAAGTTTAAATGATTTTTGCCAAGAGAACTATTCACAATGTTTGTACCGTCTAAAGCATTTACCGTAGAAACAAGTTGTGCAATATCTTGATTGAGTTTTGAAGCATCTGCAATTTGTCCATTTATATACGTGAACTTTTGCGTAATTTTAGGCATATAAAAACCCCCTTATCTCACTTTTGCTGTTTTAATAAATCCAAAGGTAATTCCATGAATCTCTAATTCTTCGTCTAATACGTTGTTTGAAAACGTTAAGCGAATGTTTTTTCCCGTTCCTGAAAAACGAAGAACTTTTGTCATTTCATCTTTCATCGAACCCCAATAAACAGGGTGTGTTCCACCATTTGCATCAGGGTCTGTACTCCAATTATCACTTCCATAGGTAAGTGAATCATAAAGAACATTTAATTGCTTGTAACTAAGTTTATAATCAATTTCAAGCGTAACTTGGTGCGTATTGGTTGAAACATCATCAGGACGAAAAGCAATGAGTGCATAACGAAAACGCTTTGTAATCGCAGGAAGGGAGAAATTAAAGTATTTCGTTGAAAAGATTCCATTGATAGGTGCATTCGTTGAAAAGTCGATTTGGTCTCTCTTTTTCGTTGGGTCAATGTAGTATACATAACCTGTCGTATTTCCCATAACCAAGTGATCGTTTTTCAAATCCACCATAGAAGCGGTCATTTTCAGGTCATATTTAGACCATGCCTGAAGCAACGTATCAAAAACAAGTGTTTTCGCATTCGGGTCAAATACATACAATTTATTTTTAAAAAACTGTGTATGTACAACTGTTTTATCAACCATTGAATCCATTTCAGGCTTAATTTTATCCGATACTGGCACACTCTCAATTTGTCCTTGAAATGGACTTTGAAGACGATATAACCCGTCATTTCCCATGTAATACAGCACATTGTCCGCATTTACAATAGAAAGACCCGAAACGCACCCCGTAGCAACGTTTAATTGTTTCACCGCAAAATCCGATTCAGGAATGGTACCCGTCAAAGCAAACGCCGAATTCCGTTTAAAGACAATTAACGCGTCCTGAAAACTGGCAATTCCCGTAATTTCAATATCAGGACTTGACGGAAAACGAATTTGTCCGCCGCCGCCTGTTGTCGTATCACCGCCATAGATTTTGTTGTTCATCATCAGGTTAATGTTGGCAACGTCCGCAACTTGGGAAAAATAAACGGAATCTTTCGCTGTTGGATCTCCCGAGTAAAATGCACGATTGTTTCGAATAAGCCCATAATCGCATTTTGGAATCGTATCAACGGCAGTAGCATTGTAAACACCAGAAGCTTTTCCAGGGAATTTAAACCACCCATCTATACTGTTTCCGAAATAACAAATATCTTGGAAAATGTAGATGCCAAATTGCTTGGTTCCTGAATGGTTTCCGTAATTGGTGCCGTCTGATTTTTTAAGGGTTATAGTGTAGGATTCAACGGCATTTACGCCCTTAATCGTTCCGTCCGAGAAGAATACAAGTAATTCTTTCGTGCCGTCAAGTCGACCAAAACGGAAGATTTGCAAAACCGAAACGCCCGCTTTTGAAGGGTAATTTGTGTAAACGACTAATCCGCCCCGTTTATGAATGGCCCCTCTTGTGTCAAATTCCATATTTAAAATATCAGAGCATTCATTGTCTTGCAGGTAATGAGGGGTGAATTTGTTATTCAGCCCCCCTGAAAAATCATAAACCTGATACAAATCTTCTTTTGGCATTATTCCCACCCCTTAAGATAATGGTCATTATAGATATTGCCATTTGAGTTGTGTAGGTAGGAAATATTCACCGATTGTTGGAAGTCGTTTGTATCTTTTTGTTCAATTTCTTGCTGCATTTCTGCTTTTAGTCGCATATAGTTCATCATAATGCCGTCTGAAAGGTTTTCATCGGCTTCTTTTCGTTTGCACTCCGCCATAGCGTATAAAAGAGGAATTGCTTGATATTGAACAGGTACATCCGTTGTATCTGTATCATTCTCCATATAAGCAGGCATACGATGATAGTATACATCTAACGTTCCCGTTATTTTTTGTCCAAAAAGCATTTTATTTCCGAAAAGCGTAAAAATCATAATTTCACGATATTTATCTTCAAGTCTTCCTTGTGGAAGTTTAAGACCGTCAATAAATACGCCTTTTAATTGGAGAATGTTCACTTCTCCGTTTGCATCTACGAACAAATCGGAGTAATCAATTGAATTTTGATCATTCAATTGAACCGTTTTTGTTTCTTCGATTTGAAGTTCTACTGCCATATCACCAATTGCTTCGTTGATATAGTTATTTAATTCATCGTCCGTATAAAAATCCGATTCCAATTCATCCAATTTTAAACGAAGGGCATAACGATAGTCTGCAAGTGTCCATTTTTTAGCCATTTACTTATCCCCCCTCTATGGTTTGTGAACTAAGCAATAATCGCCAATTTGTGCTTTTCCTTTGCATGGTTTACCTGATTTAGTCATTGCAATGCAAAGTTTTTCTGTTTTATTTTCGTCCGAAGGTACTTCTTCATCATTTTCTTCAGAAATCGAAATATCAGCAAATTCTGGTCGTATTTTTGCTATTTGTTCTGTTTCTTTTTCTTCAATGACTATTTTTTCTTCTTTTTCGTGAAGAACAATTGTTGTTTCAAAATGAGTGATATTTTGATTCTTTCTACGAGTGATTTCTTCGATTTCATCTTTCTTTTCCCAATTTCCAAAGAGGTATTGAGCCAAACCTTTTTTGATTGCTTTTGATTGCTTAGGTTCGATCAAAACTTCATTGGTTGGGTTTTTATAATGAAAAGATTCCTCTGAAAGGTTTACAACCTTTACTAAATCTTGATTATGGAATATATGAATTTCAAATTTCATTGTCGTACTCCTTTCATCATGCCAATATATTACGAAGTAATATATTTATATTAGTAAAATCATTTATTAGTAGAACCGCGTTTTCCAGAACTGCCTTTTGGAGTTCTGGTGAAAAAATAAAGGGCGAGCGAGTTTAAATAACTCACCCGCCCTAATCCATTAACTAGGCAAGATTAATGTTTGAAATACGTCCAAGAGCAGAAGGTTTAGTTGATACGAAGTTACCTTGAAGCAAGAGCTGTTTCACTACTGCATCAGTATCTTGTGCTTCTTTGAATTTTGTGAAATAGAAATCACGTCCAGAAAGTGTACGTAATTCAAAGTATGAGAAATTGACTGCATACAATACGCCTTGTCCAGTTGTTTTAGCAACACTCTCTAAGTAGCTGGAAGCGAAAACGGGTTTCCCAAAAAGCTCTATGTTCGAGAATCCGAGGTTAGCCTCAGTTTCCGAGCGAGTTACTATATGATTTTGTGCCATTAACAAGCTGTGGATTTTTCCAAATGTGCCGTAGTCGCAAACGAAAACAAGTTTCTGAGCATCTGCTCCGCCACGAGTTACGTTCATGAAGAACGATTGAAGTTTTGGCATATCAAGTGTAATAGCACCAGAACCAGTATCTTCAACAACATATGATTTCCAGAAAGCATTTGCTGCTATTGTACGGTCAAGACCAGCATAGATGTTGTTGTTGTCGATTGCATCAACAAGTCCTACAAAGTGCGAACCGTCATCAATTTTGTAAAGCGATTGAAGCAACTGGTCTTGCATGGTTTCTTGAAGTCCAGTCATTCTTTCTTCCAAGATGTTATGCATTGCGTTGTTTCCGCTGTTTAAGCTGTCAATGTAGTTGTCCATTGTGAGGTTGGCGTATAATCCGCGAATCTCGTAGTCAACCGCAGTCAACGTGCTTCTTTCAGCGATGTTGAATTTGTTTGCTCCGTTATTGTAAGGCTTATAAGCACCACCGTTTAGAATATCCGTTTTGATACCAACGGTGATTTTTGTACCGCCGCTGGACGATTTTTTCGTATCCTTAAGTTTATTAAGAATAGGATCCGTAAGCCACAATTGTGACACAAGTGCTGGAAGATACAGTCGGTTAGTAACCGCATCTAATTCAGTATAGTTAATTGTATTTGCCATTTGTGAGTTCCCCCTTCAGAGTGGTTAATTAGGATTTAAAGAAATCAATCCCCATGCTTTCAAGTAAAGCTGGGATTTCCTTAAACGATTTAGGCACGACATTGTTGGAATCAACTTGTCCACCTGTTGCGTTTGAAGGCGTTACAGTCTTAGCGACCTGCTTCATTTTTTGGGTTTTTGCCATTTCTGTGGCGGTTTTTTGTGCAACTTTATCGAAGTTTAGGAATTTATACGCCATTTCCAAATTGATACCGTTCTCGTCTGCCGTTTTTGCTAATTGTTGTTGCATTTGAGGGTCTTTAGCATCAGGGAATTTTGCGAATAAAGTATTCCATTCTGATTCGATTTGTTGACGTGTTTGTTGTTCCTGCATTTGCTGGACGAATTGCTGCATTTCCTGAAATTTTGGATCTTGTGAAATATCAACTTGTTGCGGTTGCTGCGTGGCAACGGGCTTTAATTGTGGCACATTTCCATTAAAGTATGTGTGTAGCAATTGTCCAAACTCTTCCGCGAGGTGCGGGTTTGTATCTAATAGTTGACCTAACTGTAAGTAGGCTTGGTTTTCTTCTTGGAATTTTTGTTGTTGGGTTTGAAATTCTCTTTGCATTTCATCACGTTGGCGAGCCAATTCTTGCGTTTTTCGGCTATAGTCCGATTGCATCATGTGCCCGTTTTTCCATGCCAAAATGTCTTCCATGGTTACTTGTCCATGTTCTCCTAAATCAAAAAGATTAGGTTGTGCTTCTTCAATTGTTGGCTCCTCAGAGTTTTGCTCATATGTATCGGCTTCTTCTTGAACAGGTTCGCTATCTACTACTGGGTCGGATTCTCCTGCATACGCACTTGCAAATTGTTCTGGGCTTACCATGTATCCACCTTCTGCACCGTCCGCTTGCATGAATGGATGGAAATTTTTAATTTTAAACATTTATATATACCCCCCATGTCGACTGCCATGAACAAATAAGCCAAACGTTTTCCACATTTCAAGTCCATTGGAGGAAATGAGGAGGTGCTTACGCACCACTTTCCAAAACGGGGCTTTTTGTTGTTGCTTGGTCGTGTTTCGTATCATAATATTATGGAAATAATACTAATCAGGATAAATGTTTTAAATTTACCCTGATTTTTTTATTTTTTAACGCATTCCAGGCATATTGTTCATTCCTAAATTTGTGATAGGAATTTGACCGTTTTGCGGTAACATTTGCTGTCCTTCTGCTTGTTCTTCTTGTGGGTTTTGCATCGCAGGATTTTCACCAAGTCCTACAGGGTTTGCCATGTTATTCGCATCCTGTTGAATTTGTTGATTCATTTGCTGCAATTGTTGCCCTACATTATCAAGCATTTGTTGAACCGTAGCAGGATCAGAAACAGTAAGTGAAGTTTTAATGCCAAGTCCTTGTAAGATTTGTTTGATATCAATAGAAGGAGCTTGCGGGTCTTTCATCACGCCGTATTTAATCAAACGTCCGATAATCTCTTTCGGGTCGCCTACTTCAGCAGAAGCAAGAAGTGTTTCAATATCAAGAGCCGATGCCTGATACAATTCAAGGTTTTGCTGGTATTTTGCCGATTTATTCATCAGCATTGAAGAACCTGATGTAATTTTCACATCAAATTGCGTGATAAGTTCTACATTTGGTCGTCCAGTTGCTGGGTCCATATTTTCAGGTGGAACGTGCATTTGGCCAGTTATTGGATTTGGTTGTAGCATGGACGGGTCAGGTTGACGTAGGTCCATGGCATTAAAGGTCATAAATTTATAGGCATGGTCTTTTCCCGTTAAACGGACAATTCGCGGTTCTGTCCAAAATTGAGAAATCATTGAAATCCAAAGTTCAGCTAAATGTTTCACGGCAAACTCGGAATTACGAAGTTTTGCACGGATCCTCGTCTGACTATTTTCTGTGAGAGCTTGAATCGCGGAAGCTGCCGTTACAGAAGAATTGATTTGCCCTTTTGTTACGTCAAACACCCCAACCACATATTCCATATCTTTGCGGGTTTGTTCAAGTTGTTGCGGAACAATTTGCGGGAATGGTGCTGGTGGCATTCTTTCCACGTTTCCGCCTGGGTTTTTCTCGATAATGGCACCTGGTTCGTTGGTGATTTGGTTCTTCTTGATACCTGCTGTTTTATCCACAAGCCAAACGGTATTTTGGGTTGCCAATAAATTATCCATAGTAATCGAACGCAATTTATTTGCTTCCAATTGCAAATCAGCAATGGTTTCCACGTCAGAAATTCCCCAGAAGCTGCCGTTTAATTTCACGTTATAAAACCATAAAAATGGTAAGCGGTTATGTTCATATGGTGAAACTTTTGCTTCTAAAAACACACCATTTGCAACGGTCCATATATTCACTTTTCCGTTATCATCATAAAACCAATATTCAAGTACCGTAGCAACGCCGTCTGAACGGTTATTGTCTTTAATGATAGAATTTCGAATATCATCAGAAGCGTTATATTGCGAATCACTTTGCACATCTTTTCCGTACTCCATTTTAATTTTACGGAGCGATTTTCGGCTTCGATGAATCACCCACTCCAATTCATCAGGACGAGTTGCATTCGGGTCAGGAAAAATATCGAACGGGTCAACAACATGAGTGCACACTTCGCCAGCTCCATTTAATAGAGTTGGGTCAAATGTGGATTTTAGGATACCTGTACCCAACACAAGTTGATCACGAACAACTTCCACGTATTTTTCTTGTAAATTATCAAATTCCCATAAGTAATCAATGCTATTTTTTACTTGAATTGCTTTTTCAATATCTTCCTCTAATTGAGGTCGAACAAGAATTTCAGGCGGTCTATCGGTCATAAGTGGCAATGTCGATTCAACCAAAGAATAGGCCAATCGAATGCTTGATTTAGCCTTCCATGAAGCCATTTTTTTGTTCCAATGGTCGCCTGTATAAATCTTGATATTATTTTTCCATTTTTCAAAAGTTGGTTGTTTATACGTTCTTGCATATGAAAAACGTTGTTGAACCTTCTCTGCTTTTGCTTTATCAGCATCTGATTGGTCAAGTTGTGTAAGTTTTGAATCACTCGCTCCGCCGATTGTTTGAGAAGAAAGTTCGGTAAATGGATTATTCATTAAAGCACCCCCTATTGTTAGTTACGCATTAGTATTCAAGCCATGTTTTATTACTTTCATTTCCTTGTTCAAAATCGTCAAATTCTTGTCGTTCTGCTTTTTGCTGTACTTGGTCGGCATAATACACGCCAAAACGTGGAGTAGTCGAATCAAGCCGCCATTGAGCGATTGTCATATACAAGAATGCATGAGCAAAGTGATCAGCAACGCCGTCTGGTGCATTCCACTTATAAACCGAGTTTCCTGCTGCATCTACGGTTGTTTCTTTGCTTAATACAGAAAAGTGTTTGCACATTTCTTCGTATTCAGGTGATGTATCACGCAATGCAAATTTATATTTCCCTTTTGAAATATGTTCGGCGAGCATATCAAATTGAATATGACGTTTCACGTACACCATGCCTTTTTCTTCATCAACCGTTATAATTTCATCTTTTGTTGAGTTATGAGATAAATAACGGCAGCGAAGCACGTGATTTGGAAACTTTGCTTGTAGATTACAAATGCTTTCATGGTCGGGTTGATTATCGGATACCAAATATCGCACGTTATACTCCACGATAAGCCGCTCAACTTCTGCCATATCCTTTGCCTTCCCGATTTTAAACACGGTATTTCCCGATGCTATCATGTAGTAATGCCCCGTTGAATACCCAAGGTCTAACCCCATAACAACATTATCCTGAAATTGGGCAGGGTTTGTGGTATTTTCCCGTATCTTCGCCGTGGAAAACGTAATTTCAGAACCACCATAAGGAAGCCCCAAAACCATGTTGTAAAAATATTGTTTATCTTTTGTTTGTTCATCTAAAAGAATTTCGGCAACATTTACTTCAGGTCGCATGAGTTTATGTATCCAATAGCCCGAAACGTCCGAATCATTGAATCGCTTTACCCAACGACCATTTACTCTGTCTTCGTATCTCATTTCTTGGTCGCATTTTTGACAGACGAACATCTTTCTTTCACGACATACATTTCCTTTATAACGGTCATACAGTCCGTCAAAGTTCACAATTTGTTCGTAATTGCAGCGGGAGCAGGTAATGAACCAGTGCTTTTGATCGGAAAGTTGAAACATACGGTCCATATAATCACCTGGCAACCACGGGTTAGAAATATACCACGTATACGCTTCTTTAAAAGAGGATGTACGGGATTTTAACATGTCCAAAGTCATAGGATTTGAACGGGCACACTCATCGGCAATAACCACTTGTGCGGTGATACCAATAGCGGCAGCATTCCCGTTTGTATAGGTTAAGAATAAATTTCGCTTTCCCATACGCTTTAAGTTCAAATCTCCCGATACTTGTGTTCTGAAAATTTCATTGTTTTCAATCATCGGGTTTAATTTGGATTTTGTCAGGTCATCACGTAGCTTTTCGGTTGGTTCCGAGAAAATAACGTGCATATTCTTCTCCAATCCCATAAATAACCCTTTGGCATATTCTCCGACTGTTTTACCTACCTGTGAACTCGCCATAATGGCCTGTTGAGGTGATAAATCATTATAAAAGTCGACAAGGAATTTCTTCTCGGTAAAATCAAAAGGTATTCCGTCTTCGGTTAAAATATTGTGTTTTTGTATCCATTCAACGACTGATAAATCACTATCTTTGCGAATTCCATTAGAAAGTCCTGAAATAAGGTCGTCAATGGTAAATTTCTTTTTGGCCATTTTAATACCCCTTTAGTACCGCCGATAATTTCGTTTTTAGATCATTCGAAATAGCATCGAGGGTAACGGAATCTTTCACGTGTTCATGTGTAACTTCAATAAAGATATCTAAAATAATCGAAATGGTATTTTCCGAGATTCCTTCTTCGGTGCGGTCAATGGATTCTCCAAGGTATTTTAAGTATTCTCGAATCGCCGATACATCTCTATCCCCTAATGCACGTTCTGAAAGTGCTTCGAGTAGGTCAGGGAGTTTATCAGCAGCTAAGTTTCTCTGCATATCACGTTTCATTTTGATAAAACGCGGTTCTTTCTTCCATTCAGAGAGTGTTTTCGGGTTCACCCCGTACTTTTTGGCAAATTCGTCTTGCGTGGTAATTTGAAAGTATTCCACGCGGTGAAGTTTGGTCATGCACAAAAATTCAGCAAATAATCGTTTTTCTTCATCTTTCATTTACTTCTCCCCCTTCTTTCGTGAACGAGTGGATGCAAAACCGTTTGGAAGTCCAGTTGCATTAAAACGATAACTGGACATGGATTTTTCGGCTTTTGCTCCACATTTTTCACAGATAGATTCATTTGTTCCCATTTTTACAAGTTCTTCTTGTGTATGTTCGCAAGATACACATTTAAAATCATAATATGGCATACTCTACCCCCCATTTAGTTTTTCATATACCAACGGTCCATAATTTCTGGATCAAATTCTTCTTCTTCCTCATCATGGTTTTCGCCTTTACGAGAACGTTCCAATTCATAAGCCGTTTCATCATCAATAACATAGACATCATTTTCACGTTCTAATTCTTCTTTGGAAATGCCAACAGTTGCTTGCATTCCAGTTGCAACACCTTTTTCATAGATTTCAATCGTGTCTTTTGCAGCACTTTTATAAATTCCATGAAGTTCTTCTTGTAATTCTTCTAATTTATTATCGCGTTCATGAATCAAACTATGGAGCCTTAATAGTTCATTCTTTTCTTTCGTTGAAAATGGAAGATACACACAAAACCCGCCGAGTGTAATTCCAATTAAAAAATAAAGCATTTGTTCCATTTAAAGACCTCCTTTGAAGTTTCTTTACTTAATATTACCCAAATAATACAAAAACCCCCCGAATTACTCGGAAGGGTCAATTTTTTGTTGAATACGCTTTTGTTTTTGTGCTTTTTGCTTATAGGTTCCTTTTTGCATAAATGCTTCATATTGTTCTCTAAAGATTCTACGTTTGATTTCATCGACAATTTCATCTTTATTCTCATCTACATAATGTTTCATTGAAGCTTGATTTGGAACGGTGAAGAAATTCTTCTCGTTTTGCGACATATTGAGCATTATCATGATACAATAAATATAAAGTTCGTTCTTTGTCATGGTAATGCCAAGTTTATTTCTCACGTGATCCAAAACATCTTCTGCCGTTTTATCTACTTCTTCAGGAAGTCTGAAGTTTGTTGAATGATTACATTTATTTCTAAGTTTTATACTTGCCTGCATCTCGAACAACTTTTCAAACAGTCTATAATTAAATTCTTTCATAGTTAGCACCCCTTTCTATAATTTTATACTATACTCACAAAACCACTACCACTTCCAAAAATTCAGTACCTTTATTATATTCTTGTACTTCTATTTCAATTGTAGCACCACTTTTTGAATATTGGTAAGAATAAATGAACTTTTTTGCCTTTGGTAGCCGATGCTTTTCCTTAGAATTATTTTAAACTGATTTTATGAAATTAGTTAAAAAATTAGTGAAAAAATAATTTCCGATTCATAATTCACCATGAGCTATAAGGGGGGAAAACGAAGTGCGAACACCGATAGCTCATGGCATTGTCGATAAAATCAAAGTTGGTACTATTTTTAAATCAGGTATAACCTCAACCAGTACAAAGGGTTTGATGATATTTGAAGCGAAAAAAAGGCATGAAGGACTATATTTCGTCCAAAACGCCTTTTTCTTTTGAATTTTCATATTCCAATATAAAATTATGTTCTACTATGTCCAAAAATTCTTGTACGTATTTTTTGTATTCTTTCTTACACTCCATAAATTGTTTCACTTTTCCGTTAGGATACAACACAGCTTTGAAATATCCATAATGCAGGTACCCAATTTGACCTTCAAACTTGATTTCTTCTTTCACGCTACCTTTAACAATCCAATACCCTTTCTTTGTACGAACGTTATCGTAGATGAATGCTTTAATCATTCAATCACTCCTAAAATATCGTCAATGTCCAGCATAATCGTTTCCTCGTCAATTGGCTTTCCACTAAACCGTGAATAAATGATTGTTTCCCCGTCAACCACATCAGGAGCCCCTGAAGATAGGACAAGCCCAGTACGCACGTCTTTATTCACTCGATTAACGCCTTCACCTTCAGGAATGATGATGCCATTCACGACCGTTTCTTGTTCCGCTTGCAAAATTTTAACGATCACTCTATTCTTCAATGCTTTCATTATGTAATCCCCCCTTTAGTTCTCCTCATGGTAAACTTCTTTTAAGTCTGTAAAAATGGTTTTCAGGATTTTCTCGGCGGCATCTTTTTCAATGTACCCGTCTTTCGCGGCTTTTTTTAGTTTTTTCACGGATTTTTCAAGTTGTTTTTCACGGAGTTTAATGGCAAATTGGAGTTCTTTTTTGCGGTCTTTTAGGTCTTGTTTGGCTTTTGCACGGCGTTGTTGGCGGTTAGGTTTTACTTCGACGATTTTAACGTCTTTTAAAACTTCCTCAATATCTTTTTTATTGTTTTCGTTCATTTACTCGTCCCCCTTAATAAATTGCATACTTCGCATGACATGATAAAACACAATATTTCTTCTCTTTTTTTCTTCTTCGGTCCAATCTAAAAAGCCATCTCGCTTAATTGCTTTAATTATTTCTGCCATTTTTTCTTCTGTGTCTATGTGTTGTAAAAACAGTTCTGTGCCGTCAGTTAAATAAATAACCGTTTTAGATTTCATTTCATCACTCCTTTAGAATTGTGTAAACGACTTAATTGCACTTCTGAAATTAATTCTGCGGCTGCTTCCATGCGTTTTGGTGTCATTTTCAGTTCTCCGCTTTGAATCTTATGAAAGTTTATTTGGATCAAATTGCTTATTTCCTGGTAAAACTCCATTGGTACAAGTGTTTTATAGGCTTTGATTTCGCCAGTTTTGAGGTTATAGGTCCAGTCAAAGTCTCTTTTTTTGGTCCATGCAAAGCCGTATACGGTGTTTTTATCGGTTCCGATTATATGGAATTCATAGGTCATTTTTAGGCTCCTTTCGAGTTATTCATCGTCAATATCCTCATCTCTAACTCCGTATTTTACAGTCCAACCACATGTACATGAGAATTTTAATCTTACTTCTCCGTCTTTAAACCATAGTACAAGTAGGTCAACGTGACCGTCTGAACCGTCATCCATTTTACAAACAGGACACTTTAATACTTCCTCTGTAAGGTAATCTGAATCAATCCATGGCATTTTTATCCCTCCTCATTCAACGATAAATAACAGTCTTAATTTAGGGTGGTGCATGAGTTCAAAATGCTTTTCAAGCTGTTCATCTTTACGGTATTTTTGAGTAATGATAGGTGTCCAAACATCATTAATTTTTCCATAGGAAACATCTTTTTTACCGTGTGGTGTACGGAGATAAACAATCAAAACTTTCAAAGCGTATATGGTTGAATTATCGTAGAGTGTGTAGTCAACAATTTCACAGTCATATTTAAGGAAATCATCGGTACGAAGTCTTGATTCGGCTTCAATTGCGGATAGTATCGGGTCTTTCACCATGATTTGGTCTGCAATTTGTTTCGTGTACATTCTGGTAGTAATGCTGTCTAAGTCTTTACAGTCCATTTTTAGATCCTCCTATTCATTTCATTCATGTCTGTGACTCTCGTTATTCAACGATAAATAACAATCGCAATCTTGGGTCATTCATCAATTTTTCAGCGTATTCTTTCCAAACCAACGGTACTTCAGGTATCCAGGTATCATTTTCTTTTACGTATTCAAGGGTCTTTGTCGTTCCATTAACGGACATTTCAATGTAAAGGTATTTTTGGTCGTATTCTTCAAAGTACCAATCAAGGACTTTGTCGTTGTTTTGGGCGATATCGTACTTGATTCGTTTTTTCCAGTATTCTGCGTGAGTTTTATAGTGGTCTTCGGAGTTAAACGCAAGTATTTTAAGGAGTTCTTCTTGGATATCATCGTAATTGTCCATTTTTCACCTCACTCTACCACAAATAAAAGTCTTGTTTTGGGATGATTCATAAAAAAGTCAGCATTTCTTCGTAAGTTTTCATCTAACATATCCAATTTCCAATCTTCATTTCTATTGAGCATCTTATAAAAACGAACGTTGAATTTCGTATTTTCATATTGACATATGATGCTAATCGTTTTTACGTGGTTTGCTGGAAAATACTCTATTTCGTAGTCAAGTATTTCGATATTTTCACGGTTTTCCATGGCTTCGTACATAAATTCATTCATTTCCCTTAAAACCCGCTCATAATCGCTTAATTCCACTTTTCCCTCATTCAACAACGAACAACAACCTCACTTTCGGATCTTCCATTACCTGTAACATACGTTTATATAACCCACTTTCAGTTACCGTAGGTTTCCATTTATCACTTCCGTTAAATTTAGCGTACAATAATGGATACGTGTAACCTTTTGTATTCACCATAATTTCCAAGAACTTTTGCCCGTCAAAACTATTATCTATCAAGTAATCCACAACTTCATAATCACCGTCTACGATTCTTTCAATGGCTTCATTTCGATTTCTTTCTCTATCAACAAATTTTTGCATTGCTTCAGCATGTTTTGATTCAGCTTTTTTTAGCATATTTATAATGTGAATAAATTCTTCGTTTATTTGGTTCATGATTTTCTTCCCCTCATTGTTCATCTTCATCCCCCTGTTCATTGTCATTCACGTCTTCGACTATCTCATCTCCCCTGTCGTCTTCCTCTCCCCAAACGTCCTCAAAGCACTTACAACTTCCATTTTCGAGGATTTCGCTGGTACATACAGGGCAAATATGCGGGTTATTTTTTGGATTTATCAGGTTAATTTCCTCGATAAACGCATCAAACCACAAATCGCCGATAACAGGCATTTCTTCATCACAAATCGTTAGAATTTCATGCATAGGACAAGCATCACCAAGGCAGTTTTCAAGGCCAACAATACAAGATTTTTTGCAATAGTTCTTTCCGATAATCTTAATCATCTCTATTTTATCAAATTTCTTCTTCATTGTAAGCACCTCTCTCTTGTTAATCAAATATTCATATTATTTAATTTACATTTATTTACCTTTCTCCTTTAATATTAGGTGAATAATACTAAATTACTGTATAAATAACAATTTCTTTGTAAATAATAAAAAAAAGACCTTTCTGCATCGTAGACAGAAAGGCCAAAAGTAGGATGTGAGGTAAAAAAAATGATTGAATGAACGTCAGGTCCATTGCAATTGCAAAATATGTACCAATTAAGAAAAAGAACGCTCCTGAATCCTCACTCGTTTACGCAATTTCATAAATGGCATAATTAGAATATCATGTTAGAAAGGAGTATGTCAAGATGAAACGGCTAAAATCGGCAAGTGAAGTTTTTGTAGATCGCTTTCTGGTGTATTTTTGTTGGATATGGGCGGTGTGTTTGGTGTTAGGATTTGTGAGGTATTTTTAAGGGCTGCTTTATTTGGTGATGAGGGAGATTGATAGGGAGTGTCAGCGGTATAGACGGTTATTTGACGGGTTTGATAGGAAACGTCAAAGTCCAATTTTGGGATATTAAGCGGCCTGGTTCACAATTATATATATATAATATAATAAATAACTTGGGCAACGGTGTACCACCGTCACCCCCTACGAACCACGACAATCACATCATCACACTACTATACATATGATATATAATTATAAATGAAAATAAAAAAAGCGAACTTGTTATTATTTCTTATTGGCCCCTCATGTATACATCATGTCTATACACATATCATATGTATCTTACACATCATAGGCCATAAAGGGCTTGGTTGGTCTTGGGCGGTATTGTTAGGGTATATATGTAGTATAGGTTATATTCATGTAGCTTAATGGGCCCCTATCATCATGTGTCATTACCCTATCATTACTTTAGGCAAATAGATGTCATTATAATATGGTATGGTGCAGTTGTATGGTAGGCTTTGGGAGGGTTTGGAGGGGATTGGAAAGGGCTGTTGTTGGGTTATATATGGCATTGATTGGATGAATGTGGCTTATATGGCCTTGGAAAAAGGCTATCGAACCTAATTTGACGATCAATTAATGTCATGAAGTTTGACAAATATCATATTAATAAAAAAAAGATGAATCAGGGCCCTGTTCGTTAATTTACTGTGTGTTTTCATTCGCTCATCTTCGATTCGCTTGTCGCTCGTTTCACTCGCTCGGCTCCGCCCCGCACATTTTCCCCTCGCTTTCGCTTCGCTTCCGTTTATTCCCTCGCCGCCCTGCCCCCTCATTGCCATCCATTTTTCCCCCCGCTGGCCCTCTGGCTTCGCCAGTCACA